ATGGTAGACATAACAGACTTAAAATCTGTGGCCTTCGGGCGTGGCGGTTCGAGTCCGCCCACGGGTACCAGGTAAATTTACATAATCATTTCAAGAACGTTTTGGCCGAGTTTGCCTTAGCTAAGTTGTTTTAATGCAGACCTTAGATTTTGGCCTTCTATGTTTAATAATTTTTTTGCGATTGAAACGGTTTCAGCTCCTGAAATTATCAAAACAGCGAGTTTTACATTACCTTCTGTTTTTGGTTGTGGTTCAGCCCAACCAGCCATCATATCTAAGCCCATTACACTCTCTCATGTCTTGTACGTGACTCACCGTCCAATTGATATACCACTTGTTGGCACACAATTTTACCGTTCACGGAAGTTGAAGAAATAACCTTACGGTTGCCTAGTTTTTTGCCCTTGTGCAAGGGTCTTGGTAGATTACTGCGATATTGCATATCTTCTCCTATATTTATGCGAAGTTTAAGTAGTTATGAAAAGGTTTATTTTGAACCTATTCGGCTCTCTACTTAAACTTCGACTTGTGGGAAAACTGAGCCGAATTCTATGCCTACGCTGAGGGGTTGTTTAGCTAAAACCGCATCAACCAGCGTCCACGTGGTGCGTATAACAGCGTAGGACTTTAAATTTTGTGCCTAGCTAGGACGTATCGTTCAGACAATGATAAGACTAGCTAGGACTTTAAATTCTGTGCCTAGCTAGGATTATGAGAATGGAGGTCCTTATGTACCTAGCTAGGACTTTGTATGCACTTCTTCAGTGCCTATCGCAACCTAGTAGGTATAACCGTTACACGTTATCTAGATAACAATCTAAGTCACGATAGGTGGAAAGCCGGCAACTTTAGAGTCAGTCCCGACAGCGACTTTCCGTTTGTAACTGTCGGGGTAGACTATTAACAACGCTTACGCGTCGTCAATGATACTCTGCATGTGAGCAACAGTTTCTTCATTGAGCCTTCTTCTGTTTCCACCAGAAGTATCAGCTTGTTTCTTGAAGTTGTACTCAGCGAGTCTTTGCTGTCTGTCCTTGACTTGCATCTCAACTCTGTCCCTTTGAATAGAAACATTTTTGAGGTTACCAAACTCTTGGTCAACAGCTTTCAAAGCGTCAGTCAATAACCTTGCCTTACGACCAAGGTCAAACATCTTCGCTTCACGTTCGTAAACCCAGTCAGGCAGGTCTTCTTGAGAAGCAAGATTCTGCATAGTATCGAAATACTCATACGAGATACTTGCAAACTCAGACCATGTTTTAGTACAACGACCAAGCAATGATAAGCCAGTCGTTTCTGGGTCAACACCAAGCTCAATTCTTGTACCATCAACGATACGTTGAACATGTGCTTGGTATGTTTCCTGTTGTTGTTCAACAGTCAACTTCTCGCCGTTCGGCAAACTAACTTCCTTGAAGGTCATTGCTGTACCGAACTTTTTATCAAAGACGTCCATGATTGCATTAACCACTTCAGGGTTGAAAGTAGGTTGACCATTGTCAGTCAATCTAAACTTACGATGCCACCAATCGGCGATTACTATGCTAGCTTTCGCAGAACGTTGTTCTGCACCTTCAGGGTCTCTGTTAGTGTCTTCAGTATCGTCATCCAAACTAGACTTTACTTCTGGCAAGAGTTCCTTAGTCTCTTGCTCACTAGGGTCAAATATGTCATTCATATTTTTTCTCCTTATATATAAAGTGATTTAAAAACACATTTACTTACGCAAATGCACCTATTCAGCTGGCTCATATATTTGAACCAGCTTGAATTCTTTTTAACTGCTCGGGCTTGTACTTCCTATATGGATTGACTACTTTGCCATACAGCTCTGGCTCATATACCAAAAACTGATTATCTATGACACGTACAATAACACCATATATAGCTTGCCCACGGACTTGTACACTGTCTCCAATGTACAAGCCTGAGCGTTTCTGGACAGTTTTACTCCAATGCACTAAAGCTTTTTCTTCTTCAGTAATCATTGTTCAATAAGTAAGCTCTTTTTTCAGCTTCCTTGTAAGTTAGTCCTTCTACGTCCATAACTGCGTAGATTTCAGCTTGGTGTTCTCTACACCATCTATCGAATTTGGAAGGGTTAACCAAACGTGTGGTATCTTCCATTGGGTCGTACATATCAACCCATTGCATTACATTTTCAGGTATTGCCATGATTCGCTCCTATATATTTATTACTTAATCGATGAGTTTCATCAGGTAAGAGCTCCGACAGGGGCTCTTCATTAATGTACAGTTCGTCCACATCCTGTATTTCCACAAGATATATACCGGCTTGGCGTAAACAAGCGGGAAATTGATATCTCCAGATACTGTGGTCTTGTTTATGAGTAAACTCCACACCATCTTCAATATACTTTACAAACTTGTGTCGCATACTAGCATTGTTCGGACTCATAAAACTCAAGATAATAAAGTTAGTCATGAGTGCTACATTCCAGTTATTCTCGGTACGAGGGGGTTTCTTACCGACAAACTTAGAACCTGATTGCCATGGACGACTGTAGACTCTTCTATCGAACTCTCCCGATTTCCAAGTCTGGTACGCGTGCTCAACGCTCACGTACCATTTACTTTTGAACATGAATGGTCGGTAACAAAGGTTACTCAACCACTCATGTTCACGGGAGGAATACCAAATATTAATCGTTCTCATCATACCACTCCACATTATTGACAGTTTCATGCCATTTCTTACGAGCAGTCCTAAACTGCCACAGGCTCATCTCAAACACTTCAACGTAAACGCTAAGTGCACCTAATACAAAGCCAACAACAGCTCCGAATAACAAACCAAATAACACACTCATATCCAATTACTCCTAATTTCATCAATGCATCCCTCTTTGCCAAGCTCGTTAATACAAGTCTGACACACAGTAACATGCCCATCATCAAAAGCCTGACCACATGACTCATAACCAAAGGTTAGTGTCTCAACTGCTGGATCACCGCAAAGTTCACACTCTTCGATGCATAAAGGTTCAGCTGGTTCTTCAATTGGGACAACCTTGCCAAGTGTTCTCAAAGCAACACCAAGCATGTGATTCCAACCAACAAACGCTCCTAACCCAAAGGCTAGGACCACCGATACAATGTATATAAACATTTCCATAGATTCCTCCATCTATATTTTTAATTAATTACACTAGACTTCATCAGATAAGTAGGCCGAAGGCCGGCTTCCTTTACAAAAGTACCCACCGTCCAATAGTTTGCGGTACACCCCGGTACACCGCAAAGCCTTATAGTTACTGAGCTTTCAGTAAAGGGTGTACCAGCACACATACTTAGCCGGTACACCCGAAAGCCTTGCGTTAGCTGGGATACGTGGCAGGTGTACCATTTGTACCGGTTATTTAACGAATCGAACAACGATTCTATAACTACGGTCCACGGTCCATTGCACAAGCTAACGCAAAACCTGTGGTACACCCGGTACACTTCGTGCTTTCTCGGACGAAAGCCAATAGGTTTAGGTGTTGCAGGTGTACCGCACACGGTGTTTGTACGTGGTACAAAGGTGGTACACCCGGTACACCTTGGTCCGTCGTCCGCAGTCCTAGGACGCACACCAACGGTCCTATAACGCTCCATCACTAACGTGATGATAGTAGTGATTGAGGCTGATGATAGTAGTGCACACATAAATACTCTCCGAGTCCTTTTTAAAAAAATAAAAAAAGAGGGAGAGTCCGAAGACTCTCCCAAATGGGTTACTTGGTTTCTTCTTTAACCGCGTCATCCCATTGTTTACCAGCGTAAACGACGACCTTCTTGAACTGTTTCCAAGTCCATGCCGAAGCTCTAACCGTTACTTTGATAACCTTTTTACCGACTTTTAGGGAGTCGGAAGCCAGCTTTTTGCTAGCTCCCTTATACTCGCCCATTACGAATCGTCTCCCGACGTTGTTGTTCTACGACCGCGTTGAGCTGGTGCTGTTTCGCGTTTAGGGATAATTACATTACCTTCCTTATCGTAGGTAGTGAAGTACAGATTATTAGTACTACCAATCTCATCATCAAAAACGCGAATGGATAATCCATTACCGTCTTTAGTGACACCAATAGAGGAAAACTTGTTACTAAGCGTTCTCTCTACCTTTGAAGCACCTGAACCGTGCGAGTAAGTAGTTCTCAACTGTGTTCTATCTACAGAGTCAAGAGCGACAAACTCTCCTTCATGAGCCTTGGCAAAATTATCCAAAGCAGTTTTAAGACCATCGACCATTACATCGACACCTAATAGTTTCATACTATTACTCATAATAAACTCCCGTTTATAATTAATTATAGAGATAGCCAATCTATCTCCTTCATAGACTCCATCAGACAAATTCGCCAAGGGCGGATTTTCTGACAAGGTTCCAACAGTAAAAAAATCGTAAACAAGGTTCCAACTGCAAAAAGGGACAGGGGTGCGACAGTGATGATAGTAAGGGTCCCTGCATGAGCAATATAGAAAAAAATTTTACTAAAAAAATTTTCTAGCAAAAATTTATGCTACAGTGAGCAAGCATGAGTACGAGGAAATGTACTTCTTGCAAAAAGGAGTTACCTTTAGAAGAATTTGTGGCTAAAAATAACCGCGGTACAGTTCATTCTAAAAAGTGTAAACCTTGCACTTATGCAGTAAGACAAAAGAACGCTAGCGCAACACCACAAAACTATTTGACCCGTTTATTTGGTCAACTTAAACATGCGAGAACTAAAAAAGAAAAGTCAAAAGTTAAGTGGGAGATTGAATTAGAACATGTTTTGGAGTTGTGGGATCGACAAGAAGGTAAGTGTGCATTGACTGGTATGTTCATGACGTATCATAAAGATGGTAGTGGCAGAAGAGATTTGAATGCTTCTATCGATCGAATAGACCCAGATGTTGACTATTTAGCCCATAATATCCAACTAGTTTGTGCCCGAGCTAACGCCATGAAACATGTATTGAAAGAAGATGAGCTTTATTGGTGGGCTAAAAATATAGTAGAATCCAAAGAAAATGACGGATAAAGACCAAAATTTTGAACAAGAAAGGGCCGAGCTTCAGTCTCATTATCCTTATGTCGACGTCAAGCTTAATGAATTAAGTGTCCAAGAAGAGCGCTTAATTCTCTTTCATCTCCGTGGCATGTCGAAAGCTGCAGCGGGACGCGCAGCTGGATATAAGGATAATGAGCATGTTTACAAAGTATTTAAGAAACCAGCAGTACAAAAGATGGTTGCTAAGATGCGCGAAGAATTCAAAGAAGAGATTAAGTTTGATAAACAAACAGCGACAAGCATGTACTTGGAAGCGCACCGTAAATCTGTAACAGCGACAGAAGA